CACCCACCGACCGAATTCGTGTATCACTTGATCGAAACCTTCATCGGCCATGTTAACACTTATAAACCGCGCAAGCTCTAAGGGATTTAATCTATTGCAGTGAATGTCTGCGGCCAACCCTTTCATATGAGCGGATGTTTTCGACCCGCCGATTAAGGTGTTTAATAATTCGACCCGAAGACCAGACGAAATGGTGATAAAAGCATCTGGATGCGCTTCTTTTATCAAAGCGCGTAACGTCTCTAAAAACCATGCCAGCCGTATTAAATTACTTAGCTGGGTATCGTTCGGTATGTTGTCGATACCGTTTCTTGTAGCAGATTGAGATCGAGTAAACTCTTCAAGCTTAAAATGTGGAGGGAAGTTCATTGTTTTTCACCATCATGCTTTATGAGTAATTGTTTTAATTCTTCAACCATCTTTAGCTTCTGTGGATCTTCCAGCCGAGTAATTTAGTTGTTCCAGCTCGGTTATAAGCTTCTATAAGAATGCTAACCTTGCATTTGCATGGTGGGATAATTGCAACAGACATATCATTTGCGCCACCATCTTGACCTATGGCTCTATTACCATCATTTAAAACAACTGTTCCATCTATTGTTATTTTAACGCCAACGTCTGCGCCATAAATCGAACCGCCATGCACGGTATATTCGCCCGTTAATGTGAGTGCGGTAGTGTATGAAACTGTCGCAACACTAACTCCGCTGCCAATATCTTGCGTTATGGTTGGAGATGTAGCCGTTAAATAGTCTACACTGCCTGACGGGTGATCGTTATTAGTTACTAGCCCCTCTGGGGTTACACGATTAAAGTCTGATAACGTCATATTAGCAGCGTCTAGGATTGTCGCTGTTCGCAATCCGCCAGAAACATCAACTAAAGACCCGTTTTCACACTTAACGTCTGTTGTGCACCCAGTAAAAACACCATCAGTTGCTTCTACTCGGCTTCCAATCGTAGCCCATATTGCCTGCACTGAATTAGTAAAATCAGCCGCATCAGCAGACAACCATGAGCGCCTAACATAAACTCCATTGCCTGACGAACCAGTTAAGTCGGCTTGATTTGCATACACCATTGAACCACGGCTCACATCTAAACCCGTTGTCCCTGCTCCTGACATAATACATTCTGGAACTGAGGCTATTGCGCTAATTGTTACAGAAACGTTAACATCGCCGCCTCTAAAGTCAGATTGATAAGCATGAAATCGTGAATCGGTTGAAATCCTGACATTGGTTACAGCACAATTTTTAATACCAGAAACCGGCGTAACTATACCAACAGAACCATGATCTAATTCATAAGCAGTGACCATTGATGTTTGTGCTGATACATCACAAAGGAAATCCCATTTAGGCATTTTTGCATTTACAGCTAAAAATCCTAACGCTGCCGTTCTTGGCACAGCAGCATCTAGATCAGCATTACTTACCATTGTCATACCCGCACTTACATTTACCGTCGCGTCAACAGAATTAATAGTAATATACGAATAATCGCCGTTTTCAACCCTGAACCCAGACGTTAGTGCGTGGCCTGTTTCAACGGTTAAGATTACATCTGAATCTTGTTTGTTGCTCCTAGATCCAAGGTTATTCATAGCAACCTGTAAATCTGGGAAGTCTGTTGGTATCGTAAACGTATTTGCTGTGGCTGTGGCTGATAGCGCAGCACTATCATCTGTTGTTCCGTCGAATTTAGCGCCAAACCATACGGGATCGGCTATCCCACTATAAAGCCTTAACCACCGACCCGTAGTAATAGCAGTAGCCTTAATAATCGTTCCGCCGTTGTCTGTGGCTGTTGATGTGGAGTCCCACAACCAACTTCCTTGGCCGCCGTCGTTGTCGGTGTAGTAGCCGTCTGTTGTTGCGCGGACTTCATCTGGCGCGACTGTTATAGCTCTTAATGCAGCAATATTAGCGTAGCCCTTAGCGGCTAAATTAATGCTTGTGTCGGCATTATCTAGCTGGGCGATAATCTCGGAAAAGTTATCTCTAACACTTTGAGTGGTTGGGCTACCTTCAATCGGTTTTGTGCTGTCAATATTTGTGGTGTCTATTGTGCTCATTGTTCAGTCCATATTACCGTGTTTTCTGCTTGACCAGAGTAATCTATTGTTGATGTATCCCATAAAGAGATATTCACGTTTCCTGTAAAATCCCACGCGGTTGTCCCGCTATCCCATACAGATTGAGAGGGGTTAGCCTCGTTATATTCTGTATTATTCCCGCTTTGTTCTGTATATGTTGTCATATTTAGTCTAGTATTGAGTTATGGAAGTATATTTATCACAAATCATCACTTTACTGGCTTACGCTTTCGTCTTCTGGCTGTAGTCTGCCAGACTGCCACATACCCTGTTTGATTAGTGTAGGGATAAGGCTTTGGTCAATTAAATTACCCAATCCAGCGTCTTGTATTCTCCTTAACTTAACCGCCAGCTTTGCTTTATTACCTTCATACATTCCCGCAAGGAATCCAGCGCCAGCGCCGGCCGCACCACCAACCGCCTCACCAGCCATAACCTTGACCGGCGAACCTAGCGAAACAAAATCTTTATTCTCAATTCTTGCCGCAGATCTTAATAATGGATCTTTTAACTCTTTTAATGCGCCTAACTCTTTATTGATTGCTTGTATTTCTGGGATTAACCCTTCTATTTCTTGTTTGGCTGCTTTAGCAATAGCTTCGCTTCCTAATTCTGTGCCGGTTTCACGTACCGTCCCAACGTCATATTTAGCCGCTTTTTGTGCGCTTATTTTTAAATCTTGAAGCTGCCTAACAGTTAAAGTGTTACCTTTAATCCCTTTTAGCTGGGTGTTAAGCTCTTTAGCTATTTTATCTATTTGCTGGGTGTTTTTTGCTGCGCCAACTCTTACGCCTCCAACTTCTCTGCGGGCATCCTTTAATAATCTGAATACTTTACTTTTAGGTACTGCCCCACCTTCGGATGAATCAATAATCTTACCTATCTTCATCCCAAGCTCTTTCTCGTATTTAGCAAGGTTTAATATCCCTTTCTCGCTAGGTAAGAGCTTATGCTTTAATGCTGTTTCAGCTAGGCTTGTTCTTGCGCCCATGCCGTGCTTTATATCTATAGTAGTAGGGAATTTAGCTGCGCTTTTATACATGCTGACCGGCATAGATCTGGGGGTCATCATGCCGACACCTGTTTTTGCCACACCTTTTAATATATTCAATGGTTCTGCTGCCATGCCTAGACTTTTGATTGCGCCGCCTGTTTTACCCGCTAATGATGGCATTCTAGACATTAGCGCACCGCCGCCAGTAGCTAAGGTTGCAACATCGGCTAACGATCCAACTGGGTCAGTCATTAATGTTTGCTTTAATGCGGGAACAGATCCATATCGAGCTTTTAGCGCTTCACCCGCAATATCAGCCTCTTGCTCGTAAGGGTAATACCCGCCGTGAGCCTGTAACTGCTCCTTTGATGGCTCAGGCACAAGCGGGAATCCTTGCTCTCTAGCATACTTAGCGATATTACTCGCTCCGCCAGTGATTAGTTTCCCTAGATTCTCCGCCGTATCTACAGGGTGAATAATAGGCTGGACAATATCGCGCCCAAACTGAGCTGCGCTAGATGGTATATTGCTAATCATTTCACCTAAAGAAAAATCCACATCATCTGGCTGTGATTCAGCTTTAAGTTGGACATACGGAGCGGCCGCGCCACCCAAGTAAGCGTCTGGATCAAAGGCCATTTTTACCTCCAAGCTTTTTTAGTATTAAGGCCGATCTTGGATCGGATGGGTTTGCTTTCGCCCACTCCATCGCCTCTTTGTCTTTTGCGCTCATTTTCTTGTCTTTTGGCTTTACTCGGTAATCAACAATAATGTTTTTGGGGTTAAGTCCGTAATTTTTAGCTAGTCCAGTATATTGGCTTTCAAGCTGCTCTAAGCCACCAAGCTGCGCCGAATAAAGGTTGTTGGCCTGACTTACAAAATCAAGCCTCTGGTTTGGGTTTAGCCTTTGTCCGCTCATAATGTTGTTATATAGATTTGTGATTCTACTCGGTACGCCCGTCGCGTTTTGCGCTGTTGCAAACTCGCCTTCACGGACAGTAGATCCCGGATCTAAAACCTTCATGAAGTTAAAGATTAAAGCCATGTCGCCCGCTGCTGTTGGGTTTTCCGCCGCTGCGCCTATTCTTCGATTGGCATCGCGAACCTTAACAAAGTCCTTAGCTTGACCTTCGAAAGCAGATCTTAATTCCTTCTCCCTCTTAAATCCCGATTTCCCAGATTCCGACGCAAGCTTGGATGTCTGCCTATCCATTAGCCCTCTCTGCGCTGATATGTTGGCCAACCCTTGAGCGCCAATATTTTGGTATCCGCTAACACCCATTAGCCCGCCGTAAAATTCTTGTGGCGTTAGCTCTTTACCAACTAAGCCAGTGCCTTTAGTCATTAATCCTTCTGGAAGCGAGCTGGTAGCGTCAAACATTTGTGCTGGGTCTTCATAAGGCGTTTGTTTTGTGCCGACTAATTCTAATGCGCGGTCACGGCCTTGTTGTTTTTCGTAAGCGTCAAGTAGCCCGCTTTGCTTTAGCTTCATATTCCATAAGCCTTCGAAAAAACCCATGTCTTGAGGATTTTGCATTATCCGTATCTCCTGTAACCAATACTTTCAAGCGAGGCTTGTTGCGGCATTTGGCTTTGCTCTGTGTCGCGGTAGCCCTTATTTCTCATGTTTTCAGCAAACTGCATTAACCCGCTAGAATTATCCCACGAATCATTAATGTCGTTATAGGCATTCTGGTATTGACCCATCGAGTTATCCCATGCCGCACTCATTAGCCCTTGGGGCTGCTGTTGAATCATCTGAGCATCTTGCATGGCTCGCTGTTGATCGGTCATGTAGTTTGGCGGCATCTGATAATTTGAGGCTATAGGCTGCCGCTGATAGTTTTGGGGCTGCTGCATACCTAGGTTATACATTAGATTCCCGCCTTAAGATTCCAGCCGCTTGACCCGCCGGCACTACTTGAATCTGTTAATGCGGTTGGTGCACCAATAACGCCCTGCAATCTCTGTAGGTTCGCCCAATCCTGTAATCCAACGTCACGCTGAATGCTTGACGGCAACATACCTAGATTAGCAACTGCTCCAGACTGATCGATTGCCCGCCCCATTCTATCCATGCCCGCACCATAATCTTGGTAGGCCATTTGGCTTGTAATGTCGCCGACCCGATCTAAATAGCCTCTACCTGCAATACCTTCTGCGATACCTTGACGGCTTGAGCCGGATTGTCCTGACTGAACGGCTTGATCGGTTATTCCCGATAAAACATTTTCTTGATAATTCTGGGTTAAAGGTCTAATTGCAGATTGCATTGCTTTTTGTAAGTAAGGGTTGTTTCCTGCGTTTCGAGGGTCTAAATTAAAAGCTAAAGCCCCTTGAGCACCGCCAATCGTTTTCTGTAATTCAGGAGATTGCGCGTATTGACGCTGCATATCATACCCTGCCGCAAGGTCTTGATTTGGGTTATCAAACATCGATTGCGCTGACCCGTATAGGTTTTTTAAATAAGGGCTTTGCTCTCCCCATATATCTTGGTTTGATCTGCTTGATTGACTTGATTGTGTCTGACCGCCGCCGATGCTCATAATTTACTTACCATTGTTGTGTACTGTTCTTTAAATCCATAAGGGGCTAGTTTTTTCAGCCATCCCCTTCGTCCGTGTATCGCTATCTCTTTGGCGTTTTTCTCTTTCGCTAGATTTTGCAACACATCCCATAATTTGTCTGACCACTCATCGAAGTCTTTCCCTGCTACTTGAGGGCAAAAAATAATTGTTTTTGTCGGATAAACAACTGATTCAACTGTTGTCACTCCAAGCATCTCATTATCTCTATGAAACACTAAAAACAAGTACTCTCCATTTACTCCGTTCCGCCTAACCTCGTTAGCGGTCATTTCACCCATTGAGTAGCTTAGGGCTTTATCTATGTAGGGCTTTAGTATAGCCCATTTATCGTTTATCTCACACGGCTTTATGGCTTCTACCCTAATTTGACCCATGCGCCACCTATACTGTATCGATATAGTCCTTCGCCGCCTGATACTGGATTCCAATCAGATCCATCAGCATAATAAACTTGGCCAGCTCTTGGTTTGTCTGGCTCTGTGTGCCAAACCTTAAAAGACAGGCTTTCAATATCATTTACTAAGAGTTGACTTTCTATTTTCCGAAGCTCTTTATCTAAGTATTTACCTAGATCGGTGTTGTCATATAATGGGTTTCTTATATAGCTCAAAATTGACCCCTTAACTCATAGTCAACGTCGTATTCTTTTAGAGACCATGAGACATCAGTATTTGATGATATTTTTATAGCGATAAACCGGCCTGAAACATCACAATCAATCTTCGAGTCTCCGCTTGAAAACGTATAATCTGTCCAAGTGATTGCGTCGGATCTTTCCATCTGCTGTCCTACGGAAAACGTAATGTCGCCTGTTGTTTCTATTCTAGGCCATATTCGTTTTACGTATTTGACAAGGTTAGGCTCATCAAAGTCTAACCCCACCCTTTCTGCTGTTGCTGTGATATTCGTGCCGTCTGATTGCTCGGTGTCGTCGCCAAGATAGAATTTTGTTGACCCAGCAAATAAATTCTTGATAACGGTCGGGGAATAATCTGTTTCACCCCATTGCTCGGTATCTAAATCCCATGCCACGCTGTCTGCATCCCAATTCGCCGCCCCTGCTGGATCGACTAACCCGTAGCCAATATGCTTAACGGTGGGCAATTCTCTTACGGTTGTTGTGTTGTCTCGATAATTCCAAACAAGCGCAAGAGTGGCGAAGTCTGCGCCGCTTTCTGGGAAGCAAACCCACATTTCGTCTTTTTGGTAATTCGGGCTAACAAATGTTCGTTCGTAGTTATCGGAGTCTATTGCGCCAAATAGCCAATCCCTAGTTTTATGATTAAAAACTGGGTCGATAGAGTTTCCGTCATGCGTTATAACGTCGCCATTTGTTACGCAAAAGTGTTTTCCGTAAAAAGGTTTTGCACAGCGTCTAGTTAAAAGGCCGGACTCCTCAAAGATATTATAAAACCTAAAAACATATTGGCCGCCGATATGCTGCATCCCGATAGTCTGAGAGTCTTTATAAATAATATTTGTATCACCTAAAGGCAGGCAATCAATTAGCGATCCGCCGTTTTCATCTAAAAAATGTTGCCCCGCATCTTTTGTTGTGTCTGTTTCATCCCATGTGCTCGGCACTGTTCCGCTGTCTGCTGGGTGCGACCACCTGATCTCTTGACGGCTTCTTGTCCCGCCAGATGTAATATCTAAAGCAACAAGAAACTGCTTAAACGGCCTTATAACTCTAGCCACTTTGCTTTCGCTTGACCATGTTGTGCCGCTTGACCATGTTAAAGATTGAAGTTTTGTTGATGTTCCTATTGGTGTCCACATTTGCGGATCGTCAACACCATTATTAATAATAGGGACTCCACCGATTGCGCCTCCATTCCATCCTATATCTGCTGTTGCAGAATAATCAACATCGACGCTTGATGTTTGGCGCGTGATATTGGTGTTTGTTGTTCCGTCCGTGACATAGCATTTTGTCAGGGACGGGTAGACCCAGTAATAACTAGAGTCGGTTTGAACAGGCAAAAGCCACTGGGGATCGATAGCGGGGGTAGTATAAACACTAGATTCCCCTTTTGATTTTTCAACAGCGTTATCTATAAACCGCACATTACGAATAGATGTCCACGCATTATCGGGAATATTGCGGGGGTCGGTGTCATAAATTACACCAATAGAACCTAAATCTCTAAAGGATTTAATCATTTAGTAATTAGCGTCATGAGTTGTTGATGGCTCATTATCGTCTTTATAAATTCTAAAGTTTTTCACGTTGGCCGTTGTTGATGGTGTGTAGCTGTATAACTGAAGCAAATCACCAGTGGACACCGCTATGCTCTCCGAAAAAGTAGAGTAAGCTGTGCCAGCAACAGATCGAAGAGTGCCAGATGGCGACCCGTTCACGTAGATTTGCCCGTAAGCCGTCTGCCCACCAGAAGTATGGGCAAGGTCGAATTTAACGGTTAGCGTTCCCCCTTTAGCAACGGTTATTTCTTTAATTTTCTGAGGGCTTGTGGTGGTCGCTGTTCTAACTGTGTCCACTGAGTGAACCAAAAACCCACCTGCTGTGTAGTCAGGCAGCTCATCTGGTGAAGATAGTTGAGAAAGAGTCGATAAAGACCCAAGCCCTAAATTTGTTCTTGATGTGCTTGCGTTATCAACGTCCGACAAGTTGCTAGAACCCGTCATTTTAGCGTCTAGCTGGGTTTGAATGTCTGATGTAACGCCATCAACATAATTTAGCTCTGCGGTTGTCGCGGTTACGCCGTCGATTATATTTAACTCTGCGGTTGTTGCTGTGCATCCATCCAAAATATTTAATTCCGCCTCCGTTGAGGTCATAGCGATGCCAGCAAAATTAGGGAAAGAGCCATCTATGCCTTTTTTTATGTTGCGAATATGGTCGTCGCCCTCGCTTTTAGGGTCTGTCCCTGCGGGGTTGCTTTGATTCAAATCTGAAATATATGTAACGCTTTCTACGGTCATAACGTCCTCACGGAGTTGCTGTGCTTACTGTTGCAGATAATCGGTTAGGATGCTGCCCTTTTTCATTTGCGCCATTAATGCCTTTGGCGATTGATGTGTATAATTTTACCCACTTAATTGGATCGTTTTCCAAGTAACTTGCCGCCGCCACTAGCGCGGGGTACACGTAAGCCATAGGGTGATTTGTTAATAACCAATTCGTGTCTTCGTCGGCACTTAGGGCGGGGTATCGCTCAACATAACTAAGCTCTAAAGTCATATCGCCGCTAGGTACGGGTTTAAATTGGAACTCGTCACCATGTATTGTGTAATGCTCTGGTGTTCCTGTTAATTCTGTTGGGTATTTAAAGGTTAAGTCTTGTGGTGTTAAATACCGTAATGGAGTTTTTGGATTCGTGTTAATTTGAGCGTCACGAATACTTAGCATATTAGTGGGTGTGTCCACGTATTCAGTGTTTATTGTGGCTGTATAGCGATTATTTTGATCTCTTGTGCGAATGCCGCAAAGCACATCCATATCCGAAGGGGTTGGATCGTTCGCCACCGTTGTCTCAGCAAACACGACAAAATCAGGAATAATCGATGTTAAATCTGTTCGATGCAAATGATTAGCTATACTTGTTTTCAGCTCTCCGTAATTCATTTAGCCTTTTCCTATATTGCCTTCAAACACTCTAAACTTTTTATAGTCTGGATTATTCATAATTCGATGGATGTGCGTTCTATCGATCATAAACTCGCGGTATGTTACGCCCGCTGTTTTTAGATATTGCTCCACAATAATCCCAGGGATTGTCCCAACAAAATAACCAAGCGAGGTGTCGCCACGCCCATCTGTTCTGTCTCTGTGCTGTTTAGCTTCTAAAAGAACAGGCTCACAATCTTGTACGCGCTCGAAAACATCCCTATTTTCTTTCGCATCAAAATAGTGGGTTGTTTCTATATCATTCACTGCGCTTACACTCGAGCGTTAAGCTATAAGTAAATGTTGGGGTATCAGACCCACCTATAACAGTGTTGAGTCGCCCATCTATACCAAAAGGAATGACAAACGTTTTCTTTTCCGTTGTTGCGGTTGTGGCCTGAGTAAATGACACGTTATTAAAATAAACCGACCCATCAACCGTTGTTTCATAGTCAATATCAAGCGTTGGGGTTGTGCCTGATTTTGCGGTTACATCCAAATATCCGACAATCTCGTCCCATTCGCCAGCCAGCCCGTTTAAATCAAACGCCTCTGATGCTGTTCTCGCAGCAGACGGGATTATTGTGTATGTGTGTGACTTTCCTCTCATTCTAACCTCCTACAGAACTATTTTAATAGCGCCTGCATCTTGTAATTTTTCAGCGGATTCTTTTGATACTTCCGCGCTTTTTCCGACTTCAATCATTTTGGTAAGCCCTTCATAAGAGCGGTTTTCTTTGTCGCCGTTCTGCATAGCTTTTAATTCTTCCTTTGAATAATCAACTGCGAATTTTCTAAGGGCAATGACTTCTATTAATGGCTCGGCTGCTTTCTGTGGTTTTTCTGCTGTCTTTTGACTTGGCATAATATTTCCTTTCTGGTTAAGAAAAGGGAGGTTTTACCCTCCCTAAATTATTTACCCTTGAGTATCTGCAATCAGACCATGTGCCGCTTCATTACAAACTTCTAATGTCGCTTCCCATGTGATTTGCTTCTGGATTGAATCGCCTGTTTTAGCTAGGTCTTTCATTTCCATTCCGCGTAACTCGGCAATCGCTAAGTATTCTGGATCTAGAGCATACACATTTTCGCCTTGTAATTGACGGCAAGGTGTAACCTGTAATGTGTGGAAGTCACCAACATATACATCAATAGAAGTGGTTAAACTCTTATCGTCTGTAGTTACATAGCGAGTTGCACCTGTAGTTGTGAAGTCAGATACCACGCCTTTGTTAGTTGGAGACACTAAAAGCATCTTAGGGTCGCCGCCGTTAGTGAAGCAGTCCGTCAATACAGCATCGAGCAATACCGCTGTCAATGCTCGGTTTGTGCCGTCTGTCATAACGTCTGAGCCGTCACCCGTAGAAACCACGCCATTCGTACCTAACGACACGTTAGATGTCATATAAGTGTTTAGAGATGCCATTTCGCGAGCTGTAGTATCATTACCTGTTATTTTTGGATTACCGATACCGGCTGCGATACCGTTATCCAGCATGGCAAACTCCATATCTTTCTTAAGCTCTTGCATACGCCGACCTGACTGATAACCCACTTCTGAGCTACGGCCTGCGCTGTTGATGCTTTCTTGTGTGCCTGTAACGATAACCGACTTAGTTAAAATCTGTGTATAGTTGTTTAGGCGCGTTGTTGCTGCTGGGGCTGTGCCAGATTGATCGTCGCCCTCAACTGCGGCATTAGCTGCTGCGGCTGCGAGTACGTCAATTTGCCATTCATGAATACGGTTAGATGCTTTCTTCTTTTTCATTGCTGAAAGCGCTGGGGTTTCAACAGGAGATACATCAAAGATGTTATCGATTAAATCTTCTCTGTTACCAACTGCGTCGTATGAGCTAAAAGTACCTGTAGGTTGTGTCATTTTATTTTCCTTACGTCATCACGACGTTAAAGTTTGCTCGCTAAATGGGCTGTTAAGTCGTCCATCGAGCCAGATTGTTTATATTTATTCCAAGATTCGCTACCTGCTCGCTTCTTGGCTGCTTGTTTGTTTGTTTTGGCGCTAGGCTTAACAATTTTCGGTAAAGTCTTAACCTTCTTTTTAACCACGTCGATCTTTTGCTTCTTATTTGCGCCTTTATAAGCGTCATTGATAAGCCGCATAATTCTGTGGTCTGAAATCTGGTTAGCCTCTTCATCACTAAAACCGTACTCTTTAAGATAACCCGTCATTGCTGCTACTTCTTCGCTTCTCACATTGTCATCTGACCATGCGGGAATAGCTTGCAGTAATTTCTCATTCTCTTGTACGAGATGGCTTTGGAATTCCTCTTGCTGTTTTGCCTGTAATTGTTCGTTGCGTTGCTGTAGCTCTGATTGAATTTGAGTCTTAGTGGTTTCAAGCTGTTGTGCGCGTTCGCCGTATTTTTGACGTTGAACTAACCATTCTTCACGGTCTTGCAATTCAAGCTGATTCCAATCTACGCCGTTATACTCACCCATAAGTTGTTTTTCAAGCGTGGCTGATAATGCCTCAGCTTCTTGGAATTTACTCTGGATTTGCGATACGGCTTGCTCTTTTTCTGTTTCAAAACCTCTACGCTGTTCGCCTAGCTCGGTTGTTTTACGTCTATAGTCCTGCTCCATCTGATAGCCAGAGGTTAAATCGCTTAGGCTAACTTCCATTTCTTCGCCGTTGATCTTTACCTTCTGCTTAACAGTATCAAGGAAGTCTTTAATTTCCATGCCTGTGGCTTCGGCTAAATCTGCGATAGATTCGTAAGTTTCTGTCGACTCTTCTTCTGGTTCTTCGGTTTCAGGCTCTTTTGATTCGCTAGAATCCTCTTCTGATTCCTCTTTATTCTCCTCAGCATCATCCGTTTCTGGTTGTGATTCCTCGGTTTCTTCGGAAGCCTCAATAGAAGGCTCTATTTTTTCTGGTTCTTTTACTTCTTCAATAGACTCCATCGCATCCATTTTATCTGCGATCATGTCACCTGCTGCTGCTACATCAATACTAGCTGTGTTATCCACTTGGCTATTCTCCATCTTTGGGTTAAGTACGTCTCACGACGTTCCGTTATGTTAATTATAATGCTTTAACCGCGATTAAACAATTTTTCGGCCATGTTCCGCTTTTTGTTAAATTCTGTCACTTTGCTTGTTTCGGCTGCTAGCGCAATATAGCTGATAATTTTAGTGGATGCTTGCCTTAGCAGCACAAGGGCTTGCATACCTTTTAAGTCATCAGGCTTTACTATATCCATGTCTCGATTAATACCCTTGTTCACCTCGTCTAGGAGGATTAGGAATACAGGGTTGGATAATAGTTGTTTTGCATTAAACTCAAACTCTTTTTCTTCTAATTCGGTCATTGTTTACTCCATTACCGTTTCTACGCCAATAGGTGTTTCACCATCTTCTGCGTAAATCACACGTTTCGGACGATTCATTTGCGAGGCCATCGTTTGGATTTGTTGAGCCATATTGTCGTTATAGCCTTGCATCTGCTCAACATTAGCTGTTGCTGATGTTTGTATCTCACCCAGTATGGAATTAATCATATGTGATAATGTTTCATCATTCTGTTGTTGCATTGGGCTTAATACTTCATTAATTGCATCTTGAATGGTTGCGCCTGATTTCATTTGCTCTATCGCCAGTTGTGTTTCACTTCTTAGGTCGGCTTCATATCGCTTAACTTCTATATTAGCCGCATCTGTTGCTGCCTTGGCTTGCGCTTCGCTTTCTTTAATCTCTAGCTCTCTGAGTTTAATTGCGTGCTCGGCTTTCTTAAATTCTGCTTCGGCTGCTTGTTTTTGTTGTACAAGTTGAGCTTTTTGATCTTCGATTGCCTTATTCGCTTCAATCATAATCATATTGGGGTCGGGTTGTGGTGGCTGCTGGGCTGCTGCTTGCGCTGCTTGCTGTGCTTCTGGGCTTGATGGGTCAGTATAGTAATCGCCCTTGAGTCCTGATATATCGATTAAATCTGAATAAGCATTAAAAGAGTTTTGCATGGTGACTAGCGGGCTACCTGCTAATAGATGTTCTTTTTGGTCTGTAATGACCTGCATTAATTGCCCCATCTCTTTGTCTTTGTTGCCAGTACCTAAACCAACAACAATGCTCATGTTATAACGCTTCTTCCACTCTGTCGGGTTAATCTCCACGTATTCACCCCGAAGCTCGATGGTCTGCTGGGTATCGTAATGCTTAATGACTAGCTCGTGAATCATGCCAAACATGTCTTTCACGCCTGTCTCTGCGAAGGTTCTAGCTACTTTCTCGGACAGTTGATTGTCTTGCTCGACACCCATAGCGAATGCGCCTGCGGTGCTTTGTGCGAGAACATTAGGATCTAATGGCTGTGTTCTTCCTACTCTGCCCTCAATCATGCCGTCAATAACATCCAGCATAGGCAATGAAGCCCCCGCAGTGAATGGGACGGCTAAATCTCTAATCATATTAGGCTGTTTAACTCGTTTAAGTGAGCCTGATTTGCTTGTTAATAAGTCATCAATATTAACCTGCCCCTCGACAATCTCTCGTTCTGGGGAGTTTGTCATATAGAGGTTGGTTAGCATTTGCTGCATTAAGACGGTCTTCACGTCCTGTAATGGCATTACTAAATCAGCATAACTTAAACCAATATGCTTATGTGCCATAGGGATGGGAGAGATAACAGCAATAGGAATAAAATCACACTCTTCGTTTTCTAAGACTTCGTTGCCTGAAATGGTAATCTTTCTTAATTCTGCAACACCATCGCCGTCATAATCCATACGAATATAGCACTCGTAAACCTCAACCTCGCGCATTGAGTCGTCCGCTTCTTCGTTAAAGTCTCGATCGTTATCTGCGTCTGAGGCTCTAGCATTGGTTAATGTGTTCTCATTATCGGTACGAGAGGGGAGCATTGTTACTAAGTCTTTATTAAATCCCGCCTCAATTAAATCTGAAACAGTTAAAGATGTTGGCTTATGGTACACAAAAGGACAGTCTTTGAGGTCTAGCTCGTAATGGCCTCTTGCTACGCCTATTTCCTCATTAGGAACAACAATAACCTTAACCTGCTTCTTTGTGGATTTAGTTCTAATTTTAATGTCGTGGAGGGTGATAGGTTGTTGTGATACTTCATCTAAAATCTGTTGCTCGTCATGCTCGATGGCTTCTGCGCCCTCTTGAGACATAACATATTCTAATTCTGCGTCGTTAAGGTTTGAATAAGTTTCTGTTTCAAATTCTTCTTCTTCGTCAATCCAGACTTTAACATAGCTATTTTTTTCTAGTAATGCAGACTTAATCCAATCATGCATTATTTTAAAGCCTTTATTCTCTTTGTTGAACACGTAGTTAATAAAGTCAGTTTCTTGCTGGGCTTGCTCAATATCTTCTTTGCCGGTTGCGTCAAACTTAACCGTATTATCGCCAGAGCAAAATACCTTTAATTGCCTCCCGAGTTCACGCTCAACAGTTTCTAGCACTTCTCGGCTGATAAAGGATGATTCCCCGTCTTCTGTGCTGATAATAGATTTATCGCCGTAGTAATAATCTAAAGCATTAGCTTGTTGGGTTTCTACGCTAGAAAGGTCTGAGCCTTGAGCGTTGTCAATTTGAGAGTTGAGAATTGCGACTATTTCAGAATCTACTAATTTCTTGGCCATGCTGTCCTCACGACAGTTTAATTATGTTATATGATTATAACACACTATTATGCGCGATTTCTCGCTGGGTATACAATAGCGCTGCCCCAGCCCTTATCTTCGTTCTTATCTGACTGAGCAAACCCCATAAAAGCATCTGCCCCATTACTTGCCCAATCATGATGTGGGTTTTGGCCAAACACCTTATTTTCTTCGTTATACTTATATCTGTAATTACAAAGAGCCTCGAAACCGCGCTCTACCCGTCTGTGTCTTGTGGTCATATTTGGGTCATCGCACTCGTAATAGCCCTCACACTCTTCGTCGGGGAGGTCTTGCTCTCTCTTATGAACCCAGCATCGTGAGAGAATATCTCTGGAAAGCTGAATGGCCGCCGTCTTGTCTGGTGTTCTTGGTACTATCTCGATAGGTTTGATGATTTCCTCAAACTGTTCTTTAATGTTTTTCGTCATTCCAAGCCGGTCATGGTCAGCATCATGGGGTAGATAATGTGTGCCGTATAAGTAATCTATTTTTTTAATGAACTTAGTATAGTATTCAATATCCTCAAGCCTGCCTTCAAAGTAATCAATTAATCTATACTCCTTACCGACCCTCTGGATAAACCAGATTGCAGTTTGATCGTTCTTCCCTAGATCAAAATAGGTGTTAACGTCACAATTCTTTTGTATTGGGATATTAGTCACTCGATGGTCTTTCTTTAGCGCCGTAACCTGCTTGCCAAATATCGCACCTTCGGCTAACTGTTTAAGCTGGCCTTCCCATATATTAAGATACTTCTCGTAGTCTTTCTCTCTCATTGTCTCCATTTGCTCTTGTAAGACTTGAGGAAAATAAGGGTTTTGGTCGTGGTTAATATTAAGGACTAACGAGCTAGGGGGCGGGGCATTCATCACAAATAAATCATGCAAACAGTCAAACTTAAATCTTGTGTTCCATGTAGCCCATATTTCTGAGCCGTCTTTTCGGATTGTTGGGTCGATAATATCCCACGAAGACTCAGTTAAAGCGTGAGCCTCCTCAATCCAGCATATATCAATCCCCTCCATTGACTTGATTTCATCTGGATTAGCTTTTACGCCAATAAAGAATATTTCTGTGCCGTTCTTGCCGAAGATACCTTGTTGTTGAATATCGTAGAACCCTTGGAGGGATAGATTATAGATTTGGTCTGATAACAGCTTATGGACAGATTGCTTAATAGATTTCTGTAGTTCACGGGTGCAAAGGATTCTTAAAGGTCTTTCTGTTCCCCGAATTAATAGCTTTCTAGCTACCGACCAACTAGCGCCCTTACCTCGACCACCCCATATCATTTTGTACCGGTAGGGATTATCTAGCTCTTTATAGGCTTTGGGGAATTTGGCGTTAACATTATTCATGAATGATTGTGATTGAAGGCGGGATTAAATCCTCACCATTTGCGCCAGTTACCTCTATTGCTTTCCGCTTAGGTGCAACGTATTGAGCAAGCTCTTTATACATTTGACCCCGAAGCTCAATAGTTGCTAGAAGTTTTCCAGATCCATAACAAGGCTCACACCCTTCATCGTCATCCATCTTTCCAGAGCCTTCGCACACGCTGCATGTAACGTCGTTCATGGCTATCTTTGCCATCCCCTCAATAGGGTCACAATCTAGCTCTTTGAGGCGGTCTATAACGTCTTGAGTCTTCTTGTTGGGCGTTCCTTTGACTCTCCCACCCTTCTTTGTACTTTTTACTACTTTAGTATCTGTCATTTCTTTAGCTCTCCTATTAGAGTTGGCTAATATTAATTAATAACTCTTTTTCATAGGTGGCTTCTTAGTTTTCTTTGGCTTCTTCTTACTCATAACAGTCTCCTTTATATTCTAGCTGCTTATTGTCTTCCATCTGCTTAACCCACTCCATAAATTTATTGTGAGTCAGTATCGATCTTTTGTCTGGATACCCTTGTGCTGTCATTCTTACAGTTGAGAATAATCCATCAGGAATAGTGTAATTTCCATAATTACCAACCCATACATTTATACTAGATTTCATAATCACATCCTCATTAATATCATTGCAAGGGCTTTATTCTTACGTTTCTTCTTAATCCGCGCCTTAACGGCTTGGGCTGCGTAAACTTCTCTTATTTGTTCGTCGATGGTTTCTTTAACGTCAATTATAGCAGGTTTATGGAGTTTGAGTGTTTTACGCTCTTTTTGTATCTCAACATCAATCCAATCCTGTTCTTTTTGCTTCCAAACAGGGTCAATGTCTTGGAACTTAATCTTGCGAGCTTTTACGCCGCCAACTAACGCCTCTTCCTCGATTGTTTCCGTGGGGCTGGAAACATAAGTTTCAATGTCACCAACGCCACCTATGCCGAAGTATTGATGCGCTGTATATTTCTCTGTTAGCCAGTGCTGGATCATGCTCTTGTCTTAATTGTGATAAATCTATCCGCTGCACCTGCTGCCGAGAAGCGATAAGTAATCACATCACCATTTGTGTCGTCTGCGGTTAAGTCTACTTGATAAATACCGTTAGAGACTTCTGCGATTGCGCCATTTACAGAAGCAAACGCCCCGCCATCAATACTCATTTGCCCTGTTACTGTTAATCCTGTTTCTGGCGTAATGTGATCTGTTGCGTCAACCATTAAGAACTCAAGATTTCCAAAGGATGCGTTTTTGGTTACACCAATAGATACTGAGCTGGCAAGCGTAGAATCTAAGATTAAATCTAAGCGCCCTCCATTAGCCCAATCTGTTTGCAGCTCATTAGTATCTGCTAATATAGTATTAACATTTGAGCCGCTAACGGTTTTATTGGTTACAGTAGACCCTGTGGATGTATCAGTTAATCCATCACCAACACCGTATAAATTAACTATTGCCGCTGTTGGGCTTCCAGAAATACTAATTGGGCCTGTTGTGCCGCAGAATTGAACCGTTTCTGATGATGCTGTCCCTAATGTAAGAGTGAGTGAGCGTGTAGTACCGCGTACTTCTACATCAGCGCCGCCAGTTGTGACAGTAGTTCCACCACCAGCAACAACTTCGTGACTTAAAGTACAATCACTATCAAGCGTATAAGTTGCTCCGCCTAGCCAACCTCGATTATTAATCCCTGTTGCGGCAGCTAAACCCGTAAACACAAAGTTAGGCGAACCAGATCCAGGCACTTCTGAGTAACATTGATCGAAGATATATTCACCAGCAGCCGCCCCTGTGAATGTTCCGCTGGCATTACCGATACCACAATTAACAAATTTACCTGCAGGCATCGTGACAGCCCCAAGGTTGCAGTCTTCAATACGAACTAGCGAACCTGAACTACAAATACCAGTAATGAAAGCGCCAGCGGCAACCAAACCTGTGACTACTTGGCCGCCTAATGCTAATGCCCAGTTTTTACCTAGAAAGGCGGTATTAGTATAAGTGCCGGCTAATGTAATGCTTGAACCCGGAGATATGAAGACAGTATTATAACCAGTGGCCGTAATTAGCGATCTTAAATCAGCTTCATTATCTACTGGATTATCAACAGTACCGTTCTCGTAAGCAGTAGAGCCTGCCGCTCCACGCCCTGTTGTGTCATACCATAAACCGCCATTTTGATATACGCCAAGCTCTTTAACATTCCTTAATATTTTACCAGATGAATTAGCAATATTATGAGTACCGCCTGTTAATATTTCATCCCATACTACATCAGCAATCTGTGACTGCGTATGTACATGGACTGGATTAACATCGAAAGCATCGCCGTTGCTGGGGGCTTCTGGTAAGGGTTCGTCAAAAGTAATTTCTTTGGTGGCCGATGTATATGTAGTTATAATTCTCGACATTCCCGAAAGACTGCCATCAGTAAAATATAATGTTTGGTCAGCAAAATGATCATCATGTCCGCCTGTCAGTGTGCTAATAAAAGATGTTGTTGTCGCAGAGACATCATTAACCGTTCCGCTAACAACGTCACCAATAGCGCGCATACGCCGCCCGCCACTCGTTGCTACATTATGGGTTGCGCCAGTTAGAGGCTCATCCCAAACATCATCAACACCTTGGGTGGTTAAATCCATCGCGTCACCAGCCTTAGCAGGAGCGTATAACCCTTGAGCGGTTGCGAGTGTTGCGCCGTCTGAGCCTGTTATTGTGTCTAGGTCGTCTTGTGCTGTGGTTAATGCTGCTGCTTTTGCAGTGTCATTATCAAATCTATTCTCAATACTAAATAACCCAACAACCTCGCCAACGACTGAGACAGAATTTACCGTGCCTGTGGTGATGATCATTTGATAATCGTTAGCAATCGCATAAGCGGCATCAGAAGATAAATCAACAAGGACATTATTTAACCCTGTTACTCCGTCAAAATCTACTGTTAAAGTAATGCCTGCTGTTATTTGCGTTAAGCTATTAGCTTTATAAACACTAATAACAGGTGTTCCCGCTAATGTAAAAGGAACTCCTGCTGCTGTTCTTGATGTGAATTTGAGGTTTAAAGCCGCATAATCCTCTGTATAGTCGCCTAAATCACTCATGCTTTTATTCCTATTTTGTTTATCCGCATAATCCGCCGCCGTTTCCTGCTAACATTCCAGAGCCAACTAATCCGCCGCTTCCTACTAGGTTAATTATTGCGCCTGTTGGTGGTGCTGCTGTATAAATAACCGTTAAATAAGGTCTTTGTCCGTCTGTGCCGCCATGCTCTCTGAATACGCGCCATGCACCATCATTCGCCGCATCAGTTCGCTCTGAGTGCCAACCGTCATTAGTTAATGTGCCGTCAGCAAAGTCTTCGACATCTGCCGCAAGTTGGGCGGAGCTAAAGTTATGCCATGTCCCCGTAGCTTTTGCTACGCCACCCAAAGTCCCCGTTACGGTTGCGGATATATCATTACCGCTTGATAAAGCCCCTGCTGTTGTCCAGCTACTTGAGCCGTCATACGTGTTCCATGTTGCTGTTGTTTCACCCCATGCCCTTAAGGCTTTTCTAAAATCAAAGTCTTGAAGCGCTAATCCGCTGGATGTGTGAAGGTACAAGTTTAACGTAGATGAGCTGACTGTTAGCGAGCTAGGGAGGGATGATATACCCGTAAAACGAATTAACCCGTGTCTGTGGCTTCCCGATCCATATTTACCTATATCAAACCCATTTGTATCTTGGTTTGTTGTTGCTGCGGCCTCGTACATATGCACGTCTTCTGTGCCTGAAAAATCGTCGCCAGTATTATCGCCTATAACAACGGTAGTCATTAGTTATCCAATAAGCCTACATCGGTATAGCCATCAGGGAAGGGGAATTGCCACTCATTAGCCTCGTTATCTAAGGCGTTTTCAATAGCGGTTGCCATTTCATCAAGCGTTCCACCTGCTGCATTATTAGCAATTAAATTGGCTGTTTGGTTTTCTAATGTGGTTAAGTCTGAGTTGATTTCACCTAAAGTAACTGAGCCCGCTAAAGCTAAACAGCTAATCAAAAAGGGGTTGGCTGTATTTGCCCCATTTTTTAATTCGTATAATCGGATAGTTTCGTTGATGCGCTCTCTTGCTCTGCGGGGCATATTAACTGCGCGTGTAATTTGTTCTATTGCTTGGGCTTGATTGCCGTTTGCTTTCTCTTGGCGATAATTAGCAACAGCTCGTCTTGCGCCCGTGCGAATACCTAGATGAATCCAATCGACTAGCTCTCGACCTATTCTGCGTTTCTTTGCGTCTTGTATTGCCATAATCCCGCCAAATTAATTAATAACAAGATTATACCACCATCACACTATTAATTCACTTATTCGCTTTTTCTCTGCTTCATCGATCTCTTTCTTGTAGTTAGCGCAAGCTTTTCTGGTGCTTTTTCCTACTTTGTACTCGAAGCCGAATAAGCTACCCTTTTTTATTCTAAGGCATTTACCACATCGAAAGCTTTTATTTTCCATGATTTGTATGGTATCCGTATTTGTTTTCTGCTGACTTACGGCAACAGATTGCTTCGAACTTATCGCTAAATGTTCCCATGTTTTTTCTTACTCCGACCTCTTTATTTATAATAACAAACCACTTTCCCGATCTAGATAGATTTACACCAGTTACGCCGCTCTTGTTGCTTTTGTATTTTGGTTTGTTTCTCGTATTTACTGCGTGAGTAACATCTCTAAGATTATTTATTCTGTTGTTTGTTCTGTCTTGATCTATGTGATCAACATACTCAGGCCATGAGCCGTAGACATAAAGCCATATTAACCTATGAGCTAAGTATGATTTTCCATCAACCATAACCCTAATAAACCGCGTATCGGGATAAAAAGTGCCTGCTTCAGCACCGATTTCGACGGGGCAACCAAACCATCTTTGGTTTTTATTTACTAACGCGCCAGTTTGAGGGTCATAGTTAAAATAACACCTTACTTCTTCTTGCGTTAATTCTTTCATGTTACTAATCGCCTTTAGTAATCACACATTTAGGATTGACAGGCCGCTGTGCGTGGCGGCTTTTCGGGGTATCCCCCTAGTCAAATATATTATACCCTATTTATTCAAATCCTTCTCTAATCTCTCTAAAGCCTTTTTGCTTAACTTTCCCTCTGAGAGCCGTTTAAGACCTGCTTTAGCTTTAATTATTTTCTGCACCTTCCAATCGAGTATACCTATTACATTGTTCATATATTACCCATTTATGGTTTATTTTCTTCGTGAGGCCAATCTATCGTGATTTGAAAATTCTCAGCTATAAATTTATCTAATACCAAATACACTTTTTGGATTTGTTTGCTGTCTAAATCTGATGTTGATACCTTTTCACCCTCGGCCACAGGATACATTGCAGCTTGAATTAACCTAAAAATACCCTTTATTGACTCCATCGTATTAGGGGTGGGTAATACTTTTTTCTCCATTACTGCCATTTGATCAAAACCAGCATCGTTTAGTTGCTCGGCATACATGCTGCATAGTTTATGGAGTGACCGATTCTGTAATGGCGTTCTATTCATTTTTCACAGTGGCTTTTATCTCTTTCTGGCTTCAACCATTCGCTAATATGCTCTTGAAGATAAGCGTGGTCGTCGTCATTACCCGCTGCTGTAGCTTTCTCTATTAAAATAGCTTGCTGCTGGTCTGTTAGTATTATAATTAGTTCTGAGATCATCTTGCCTCCCGTATAGATAGGCAATTTATGATTTTACCAGTAATTGAGCAGCGTCTTGTGCCTACCTCGAAAATCCGCTTATCTTTTTTCAGTTTATTGCATCGGCCTGAGATTGACCCATATTCGATTGCGCCATACCTGCCTCGGTAAATAGCCATTATCTCTTGAAGTGAAAAATCACCCCCTATAGACATTAGGGAGAATATCTTTTGCGCCTGAGATAATATATTTCCTTTTTCCTTCTCATCTCTTAGGCTCGCTTTAGATGTACATTTAACGGTCATTTTATTAGCCCGCTAAGCACGACGTTACCGCACCACGGAGCAACTTTTATTTCTTTTATTCTGCCGCTTGCAACCGTAATATCACCCCTTAATATACATAAATCATCGCCATCAAAAGGAATGTATATGGAGCAATCCGGTATAATCTCGCCTCTTTTCCCGTTTAGGTATCTCATCGAAAAATCAGCACATTTTTTTCTAAATGCTGCGTCTTCTGCTTTTGTTTTCCCTCCTAGCTTCCGTATTATCCAGTCTTTCATAATCTATCTCTCGTTTATTATCTCAAAATCTAAACTTAAGAAAGAATAACCTGTCAACCTCAGTATCGCTTGGCTTTTGCTTTCTCTTAATTAAGCTAGATTGCTTACTCTTTATTTCTTTAATCCGATTAACTGCGTATTTACTTTTTGCCATAATCTACCCCCTCGTTAATTATTTCTAATATTTCATCTAATGACGAAACAATGTGATAATTGCCTTTCCATGTGCTTTCAAGAATAATCTGGCCAACCTTTTTGGCCGACTTTATTATCTTTCCATCCTTTCCGACATGCTTAGGGTCTTTTATTTCTATCCAGTAATTGCGATTATCGACCCCAATTAAGATGTCATCCATTCTTGTTTGAACGCTAAAGCCCATTCTTCTTAGGTCTTTGACTATTTGGGCTTCGTTAGCATCTGTTCTCGCTGAAAATCTGTTTTTGCTCAAGCCGCTACCTTTTCTGTTTGCGCTTTTATGTGCCGTCGGTAGCCGTAGTTCACTGCGTTGATGCTTAATCCAAGCTGGTCGGCTATTTTCTGGGCTGTTAGCTTGTTTAGCTCTGTCGTTTGAATGGATAGCAATTTTTCGCCCATTAATGATTTTTTTATCAGCTCAGAAATAGGGTTTTCTATGCTCCCTCCCTTCTCCATAGCTTTTTCTACCTTAAATAATAAAGCTCGATTCCAATTTACTTTTTCCTCAAGCGCGTATTTATGGGAGAACATTTCTTCCAATTCGGTATTTTTCTCTTTTGCTGTCATCTTATATCCTCTCGCTGCGGCTGAAATTCTTTCTTGCTTTGGATAAGCCTTGCATGTCGCCTCTACCAGTCTGGTGCATCATTATTTGGCTGGTTGTTTTGCGACATTACCGCCGCCTTCTGTGGCGCGTTATTTTCATCTGTAAAAATTGAGGCAATCACGGAATCTGAGCCGTTTTTAGCAATCCCGTTAATTTGCTGCTTTAAAAGCAAGCCAGCATGATTAATTGCTGGGTCTAAAAGGATAAACTCGCCGTTGTCGTTTTGTAGGATAACGCCTACTTTTACGTATTCGCCTTTAGTTTCACCTTGCGCGTTTGTGTATGAACCTACTTTTACTACGATTCGCTTTGCCATTTATAATTTCTCCAATATTTCTAATTTTTCGTTAATTTCAAGATTAAATTTAATTACTTCCATTTCCATTTCTTCGATATACTTATCGTCTCGCTCGACACGTATAATTAATTTATTTAAGCGTTCTGGCATACGCGGGTCAAAGCTCATAAAGTCGCACCACTCCCACCCCTTGCAGGCCATTTGCCACATCATTTGATTATAGTAGTTCTTTGGCGCTTTTTGAGTCGTTAGATATTCGATATGCGTAGCGGTGTTGGGACACTTAACTTCTAGCCCTCCTTTGTCGCTAACCTCTGCATCTGGACTCATACCTGAAAACTCAATAATTGGATGGTCAACAAAAGCATATCTTTTTATTTCAACATCATTCAGAAACTCGTAGGCCGCGATAGCCTGTGGCTCTGTCTCGACACCCCATTGCATAGCTGTATTGCTAAAAGAGTCTGATTTAACGCCTGTAAGCCTCTCAGCGATTAATTGACCCATGTATGTTGTGCGGCCTGCGCTTGGCTTTCCGCTTTTTAGTTTTGCCATAATGTCGGTAATCTTTGAGGCAGTTACTTTGCCTGCCCTGATAGATTGCCAAGCCTCGCTCCCCTGCGGGTATTCGTCTTCTAAATAAATCATTTTGTTTTCACCTTCGCTTTAATTGCCGCCAGTGCGTTTTTATATTCTTTAGCGGGTAGCTGGTTAAAGCTTCCACATTTGAAATAAGCTAAGAATTTAGGTAAATCAACATTTGCTTTAGTCGCTGCTTTTTCGATTTCCTCTGCTTGCTCAAATGAAACCCTTGTGCCGCCATCGGTATCGGCATCTTTAGAAGCTAATCCTAATATTGCGTACATGGTGTACCGCTCAAGATACGAAACAACGGAGGCAATCGCTTGTATTCCCTTAATGCTTCCCGCTTTGTCTGGTTCGTCGCTTAATGTTGTGGACTCGGCATGCCCTAATATATGAGTCACATAGCAAGTCACAGAAATTCGCGTACCTTCTTGGCCTGTTTTCCATGATACCGATAGGCCGCAACCTGAAAGCACGTCTTTTATTTCCTCGATGGTTTCTGCTAATCCCGCATAATTTGAGTTATACGCTTTTTTAGTTCGCTCAATCGTTGGCTTATTGGCGGTAAAGTTTGCCATAGCGACAACGTAAGCCTTTTTAGCCTCGGTTGCGTCTTGACGCTCCCTTAAATCCATAAACTTTTCAATCGTTGCTAAATCAGCACCTTTTTCGATTGCCAGCGCAACATAATCAACCTTTATGATGTTTGATTCTTGCGGCTGTATTTCTATTATTTCGTTCTTATCCATTTCTATTCCCTCGTTTTAATAAATAGATCGAGCCTTTACTATCTCGCGCAACTTTTCTGCTTGGCGCGGCTTATCCTCTAAATCCATATCTCTTTCTTTGTCTGCGTAAATATCATTATTTTCTAGCTTTCTGGTTAACGCTTCTTCTCTGCGGTTTTCAGCCATCTTTTCTGTAACCTTGTCGATTATTTGCATTGATTGGTCTAGGTTATTCATTTTTATTCTCCCTCGTTTCAATGTAAGTAATTATAGTAAATTGTAATACATTGTGCAAGCTTATTTAATAATCTTTTTCTCGTCTAATTGCCGTCATTATTACCCAGTACATGAACTCCTCGCTTCTCTCCCACTTATTTAGCCATGATTCGCTGACGCTGCCCTCCGTAAAGTCTTGGTCACATCGATGGCAGAATTCAGCCGTAGCCACATCCGAGCACTTAATCCCGCGCCCCTTACCAAAAGCTAGTTGACGAACACCATTATAATGGCAGGCTCTTGTTTCGTACTCCATCCCGCATCGGATACAAGACATATCTTTAGCGTGTTTTGTTATTTTGCTCATTTTCTACGCTCATAATTGCTCGGCCTATTAATTCTGGTATTTGGGGGACAACAGCGTTTCCTAATCCTTTAAGTCTGTGTGCCCTACCGGGAATCCCATTAGCCACTCGACCCACTCCGGGTTCAAACTCCCATGCTCTCCGTTTGTCACTGTCAATGCATCGTTTAAGCTGTTCGTAAACCCTCGGCCAGATTTCTGTAGCGTTTCTAGTTTCCTCGTCCCTTTGCTGTCGCTCGCCGTAGGAGTAGGCCATAGCGTCCTCGCAATTTGCGTTTCTAAGTTTGGGAATTTCGCGTTTGCCGTTTTCTCTGTTAGCCTCGCCGCCATTGCCGAGCAGCTCCTTGGGGTAGCATACAATCCACGCCCTATCTCTGTGATGGTGCGCGCTAAATTCGGAAGCTGGGATACAATGCCATTCCGCATCATACCCGACCTTGGAAATGTCCCACAAAACTCGCTTAAACCAATCTCCCCGCTCTCCGTTAAGCAGTGCTGTGACGTTTTCAAAGACGGCGAATTTTGGCTTAAACTCCCCAAGAATACGGGCGCACTCTGACCACAACCCCGATCTTTCGCCGTTAATGCCGGTTTGCTTTCCTGCAACTGAGATGTCTTGACAGGGGAATCCTCCGCAAATAACGTCCGGGTAAATTCCATCTGCGTCGAGCCTTTCTTTTGTGACATTTCTCACATCCTCATAAATTGGTATATTAGGCCAATGCTTGGCTAAAACCTGCCGGGGGAATTTCTCAATCTCGCAAAAAGCAATCGTTTCCATTCCCGCTCTTTCTAAACCTAAAGAAAATCCACCGATTCCGCTAAAGAGGTCGAGAACCTTCACTTAATAATCTCAAAATCTTCAAGCGGGTTATATGCTGTTGGGTCATCAAGCACCTGCTTTGCCAATACCTCAACATTTTTCATATTCTCCCTTTCAATATCGGTTAGATTCTTATAGCTACATGCTCGGCTTATTTCTAAGAAATCTTTGGCCATAGCTAAAGCTACCTTTAATCTTTGTTTATCGTCGTGCACTTATACTTCCTCCGGCGCATTATCCACAAAGGTTTGTATTTCTCGTTTTGTTAGTGGTTTTGCGTAGCACCAGTGCTTATAGCTTGAAGAATAATACCCATTATTTGCGCCCTCCGAGCGTATTTGATCTATAACCTCTTTTTCGCTTTCTAAATCTTTACACCAGCAAAGCACCCCGCCATCAGGAATATTCTCGTGCCATTCTGGCTCTTTGTATATTTGCCATACGTTCGGATTTATAAAATTTGGATTTATCCCTTCATTTCTTTCATTATAAATAAAGCTGTCTATCATTTTTACCTTATTAAACTTAACGTTAATTAAAGTTTCACCCGCTAACAACGCTTCATATATTTCTTTTTGATTATTCATACCTTTTCCTCCTTCATTCTTTTAATCACATCAATACAATAAGCCGATAAACAAAATATACCGCCTAGAATATAGAAGGGTTGCCATGCTAGACCCATAAATAATATGAGTACTCCGGCTATTAGTATTATGTGGTGAATCTCTATTTTTATGGATTGCATTTAACTGTTCTCGATTAATTCTGGATTTTCGTAAATATTTCCTATAACTTCACCCTTAAAGCATTTAAAAAATACATCTAAATTATCCGTCAGGCACTCGCCTTCAATTTCCTTTCTGTTCTCTGGTGGATAAACAACAACAAAGCTACCGCCTCTAAAATCTACTAGGTGCGCGTGATTGTTAAACCCTACAATATCCCCCTCATAAATCTCTGTGTCGTTTTTATCTTTTAGGCCGGTGTATTGCAGCAAGGTGAAGTTTTTAGAGAATCCGCTGCTAGGGGTTTTTATGTACCCATTATTTTTAGAAAAGTGAACATCCATAACATCAACCATAGCTTTCATATTGTTACACCACGCTCTGAATTTAATCTCTCTCATATCAAAACTCCTTATGTGGAATAATTAAAAAGTCTATGAGTCGTTCAACCCATGATTTTCTTTTTAAGTGCTTACACTCTTTCATGTGATAAGTTTTCATCTTAAGCCTCAAGTATTAATCTAATTAAAGTCACTTGATTATCTTCAAGCACTAAATCCCCATCAGAATTTACTCTGCCTGTGTCCATGCAAGCTGATATGCTTTCTATTGCTGCGCGGAGATGGGCTAGTTCGTTTTCGTTTTGTTGTTTTTGATTAGACATTATTTATCCCTTTTTTGTTTTTTTCTTTGTTTATACCTGAGCCATATAAATGCAAGCAGAATAAGCCTTTAACCCACTCCTCGTCACCCAAGTCTTTATGCTTAAACTCGTAATCTGTATACATCCAGTGACGACCATAATTATCAGAAAAACAAACGTCTTTATTGTCGATTAAATCACATATAAATTCTTTTACGCTTTCGTATTTCATAATCATTCTCCCTCGTTTTCCTTTTTATGCTATTTTTTGAACTAGCGGTGTAATGTTGTCCATAATCGGTTTGAAGTATCCAGAATGACAATCAAGCCCTTTTGAAAACAACCATTCGCGGTAAACTGGATCGCCAACCCTGAATCTCGGATGCTCAAATCTAAACATTGATTTAATTATGGAAAACCGGATAGCTCTCTTATTCGCTGATTTTGCATACAATCCTGACTCAATCATTCTTTCTGCTGCGCGGTCAAACAGACCGTTGTTTGATATTCCAAAATTACGTACCACCAAAAAGATATAGAGTCTTCGCGCCCTTCTCAGCTTTTCGGATGATTTAGTGTGCTTGCCTCTAGTGTGTAGCGTGTCAATCATAATCATTCTCCCTCGTTGTTTTCTTTTTTATTACTATGTTTCGTACTGACTTAATAATAATCCTGTATCGGATTGGTCGGATTTAATTCCAAGCGTCATACTTGAGCCAAAACACTTTCCATCTTTACTTACAAAGCCAGCCGAAACAGGCTCTCTACGTAATCTTTGCCAAGGCTCATTAGTTTGGTTTTTAATTCGATCTAAAACTTCCGCCATAGCGTCATGATTTACCGATTCAGGGAATACAAATATTTCATGTTTCCCGTTTTCATCTGCTGTTCTAATATATTTCATAGTTTCCCCTCGTTGTTTTTAATACTATTGCACATTGATATACTAAACGCAATACATTTGAGGGTTATTTTAGGTTTATTTGCGGAAATTAAAAAGCCACTCGTTAAAGTGGCTTAGACCTAGACCTTTTGGGTTAAGGGGGAGTAGTAAGTTCGCCTCCACTGATTAGGTGCGAGGCTAGGACATATCCACTAGCAAGCTGTCCGTTACGCCTGTTGCTGAGGCTAGTGAGCGGAATTAGTAACCTCTCTTTTGCACCCTGCGAATAATCGCATCTATTAGTTTATTGGTGTGAGAGGGTTTGCATCTTTGAAGTATGCACTCTTTCAGAATATTTAGGCTCGCTCCCACTGAAAGGAGTTTATGTGACCTCGAACCCTAAGATTAGAGGAGAAGCCTTATTAATGCGTTAATCCAATCTAGCAAATGCAGGTACACCATACGGTGTCGGTTCGATTTAGACTAACGGCTGTGTGTTTCTATTATAGCGCTTATCTTGATTCTGTAAATATTCGCCTCGGTTTAAATACACATCTGCACCACCCAAAAGATTTAAGTCGAATAGATGGGTAATGATTATTATTATCCGCCCACTTAAACAGCTTATCTTCTGTGGTTCGCTTCGTTAAAAATGGTTTATGCATAATTAATTATACCTCTTATTATGCTTTGTTTATAGGTGGGTGGTTTATTTTCGTTTTCTTTTTTTGATCCGCAGTTTTTCTGGTTTATATCTTCCGTCCATCACTGTATCGCCTTTTTTCAGGTTGCAAGGGTGGCAGGATATTTCAAAATTACTGGCGTTACTTTTGCCGCCCTTTGATTTTGGGAAAAAGTGATCTACTGTTGCCTCATCAAAAGTTAGGTTTTTACCACAAAAATAGCATGGAGCAGTATCTAGTGATTGTTTTTCGGCTCTTCTGAATACTAGAAGCTTCCATTTTGATGCTCTACTCATAATTAACCCCTTATTAAGATCCTTTAATGATATATAACCGAATATCTCGTATGTTAGACATAGTTCTACCAAGGGTTATAAAGTCCAACATCCTTTAATGGCGGGCTCTATCCTCTTCTTGGTTAGATAAATCATTGAATCCATTATTTTTCTAAACTTCGGTAGTGCGTCTGCTTTGTACCATTCTCCGGTTTTTTTAAACCTCTTAAGCCTAGCGTGTAATTCTGACTCAATAGCCCTAGAGTGCATTTCGCTTCTACATTTAACTAAGTGGATAATGGTTAGTTTCTCCGCGCTTCCCGTTTGAAGCGTTTTTATTCTTTTTGATGGATCTTTAGCTTTACCAATCTTTATTGGCGCATTGCAGTCTTTACGGTGTCTCAATACGTATACATACATGATTTATTTTCCTTTAGGCAATACTCGACTAATGTATCTTAGGGACAACCCATATATAACCTAGTTACTAGCCTTATGTTATTAATCAAATAAACAAACAATTATCAGAAACGGTCAAAATCCATTTAAGCCCGTCAGCAACACCACTTGTCCACTAACTCTGTTTTAAAACGCCCCGATACGAAGGGCGGGCTGTTTATTTGTACTTCACCCTTTAATGTCCTATCACTGTATCCATATTACTTATTAATAAAAGTACTTAGAAGAAAGGCTGTAGGTAGCTTGCCATTCTACTTACGGTTCTCTAGTTAGCTGCTTCACCGAAAAGCTCTAACCTCAGTCGAGATGTGTGTCCATTAAGCAATGCGCTGATGCTCCACACCGCTACAACCTCTCATCTAAATACTCTTACTGTAATACTAATACCCGCATAACGGTGTTAACTTATCCAGCTTTGGTCTGTGTCTGCTTAATGTTTCTTGGTTTATAATTCTTCAAACAATCATCACGGCGCTTTTTCAGCTCATCAGAACTACATGCTGGGCCATAAATACCACCACAACCATCACGGTCGAGCGTTTGTCCACACCATCCACATTCTCGCTTAGATAAGTATCGTTTCTCATTTTTAGTCATATTTTCCATATGTCACCTCACGTTCCACCCATTTAACCAAATACCTTTTGACGCTTAGTAACACTCTAACGCCGTCAACCATATCTTAAGGGTGTACCGATATGACTGTTTACTTCTGGTGCGCCACGTATTAACGGAACTGTTGGTGTACCCGTACCGATCTAGATACAATTTACGAGGTGGTAGAAAATGATAGGTTGTACTTTTTACAAATATAAATATATAATAAGTTATCCCATCTGGTTGACCTCTAAAGTTTCCAGATGACTTAAGTTTACGCTTAAAACACGTAGACTGCAAACTACGTCCTATGCTACGTAGATTCAATCAAAGCATCTTAGCCCGCTTACTGCTCCCTCGGTAATGCGGGTTTTTTTATTCCTATCATATATAAAGAGTAAAATAATACCCGTTAGTGGTTGCATAATGTAATACATTGTTGTATTGTTAGTTTATCGGGATGTAGCTCAGTTTGGTCAGAGTCCTCGCCTTGGAAGCGAGTTGTCGTAGGTTCAAATCCTACCATCCCGACCACTTTTAAAAAACGAGGGGAAAATAATGACGGTTAAAAAAGTAATCATGGGTAAATTTCCAGTTAAAATTTGGACAGATGAAATTGATGATAACGCTATAACCCAACTTGAAAACATGGCTCAAATGCCATTTATTCATAAGCACATTGCGGCAATGCCAGATGTTCATTGGGGAATGGGCGCGACAATCGGATCGGTAATAGCATCAAAGGGCGCAATTATTCCTGCCGCTGTTGGCGTAGATTTGGGTTGCGGAATGATGGCTGTGCAAACATCTTTAACGGCTAACGACCTACCTGACAACCTGCGGTCATTAAGAAACGACATTGAGACAGTTGTGCCTCATGGTCGAACCGACAACGGGCGAGCTAATGATGTTGGAGGATGGAGCGAGCTACCTGCTCATATAGCTGTTCGTTGGGCTGGTCTAGCTGCGCGATATGATGAAATAATTAAAAAACACCCAAAAGCAAAGGGATTCAATAATGCAAATCATTTGGGGACTCTAGGTACAGGCAATCACTTTATCGAGGTTTGCTTGGATGAAAACGATTCTGTGTGGGTAATGCTTCATTCTGGATCTAGAGGGGCGGGAAATAAAATTGGTAGTTACTTCATCCAGAAAGCCAAGGAAGAAATGGAGCGCTACCACATAACGCCTTATTTGCCAGATAAGGATTTGTCTTACTTGGTTGAATACACGGAAATATACGATGATTATTGCAACGCTGTTGAGTGGGCGCAAGATTTCGCAGAAGAGAACAGGAAAGCAATGATGGAGGCTGTTTTAAAGGTAATGCACAAGCATTATGGAAACTTCTCAACCGAAGCAACCGCTATAAATTGCCATCATAATTATATTTCAAAAGAAAACCACTTTGGATCGAATGTGATTGTTACCCGCAAAGGTGCTATTCGTGCTCGCGATGGCGATATGGGAATAATTCCCGGATCTATGGGTGCAAAATCATTCATCGTTAGAGGGAAAGGAAATAAAGAGTCGTTTTGTTCTTGCTCTCATGGCGCGGGACGTAAACTAGGGCGCAAGCAGGCTCATAGGCTCTATACAGCCGAAGACTTAGCAGAGCAAACAAAAGGTATTGAATGCCCGAAAGATGAATCCAGAGTTGACGAGATCCCTTCTGCTTATAAAGATATTGACAAGGTTATGGATAATCAATCTGACTTAGTGGAAATCGTCCACACGCTGCGTCAAGTCGTGAACGTAAAAGGATGAATTATTCAGAAGATTTCGAACAGCTATGGGCTATCTATCCAAAGCGAGCAGGCGGCAGGAAAAAACCACTAGCCTTCAAAGCGTTTACCGCAAGACTCAAGGATAAGGTGCTTTACAGCGACTTACAGGCGGGTGTGCTGCGTTATTACGCTTATTGCAAAGGAATGGGTATGTTAAACACTCCGTTCGTTATGCAGGCTAGTACGTTCTTCTCTGTTAATACTGAAAGCTGGGATGAAGATTGGGAATTGCCTGTAAAAGAGATTAAGGAAACAAACGAGCAAAAAGGAATACGATTAAATATGCCCGCTAAAGTTGGTGAGTCAATGGATGCTTGGCAAAGACGAATCGCTCAGGCTCGCTAGGGCTTGGCGGTATACGTGATATTTTAAAGGGGGTTAGGAATGAATGAAGCTGACAGGGATTACTTAATTAGGCTTATCGAAGGAGTAAGGGAGCAAGTTAAGAAGAGTTATTGTTGGAGCGGTGGCGAGATAACTATACCTGCAAAATGGATTGATGCTTCGATATTATGTGATGTTGTTGAGCGTGAAATCTTAAATAATAGAATAGGAGGTGAATCGTGAGCGAGTGGATAAGTATTAAGGATGAATTACCTGAAGATAATAGGGAATATCTTACTTTATCTGAAGGCATAATTAGCACAGCAAAGTTCTGGGCTTTAACTGGTAAGTTTCTATCTTGTGACGTTAGAGTGAAAACAGGCCAGGAAATAACACATTGGGCTTTTCTGCCAGAGCCGCCAATTAACTTATAAGGGTTTAGAGGAGAAGGGAATGAGTGACTACATTTTAATAGACGGTAAAATTAAATTCTGGCCTATGTGTCCAATTAAAGGTTGCACAAATAGAATATGTCTTTCCTTGCATAGCGATAAATGTTGGCCTCACACAAAATCAGACAAATCATTTTCTGACATTATGAAAGACTGTTCTGAGGATTTTGTCGGAGAACAAGTTTAGCCATCTCGAACGAGATTCGCTCACCACTTTTAACAAGCGCAGGGATTATGTTCGCCGTATCTTTTATACGGTTCTTCTCTCTGAATTCGTTAAGCTGTAATGTGGAATTAATCATCATATAAGTATTTTAGCATATACATTCACTATTGCAACACAATTAATTATGTTTATGTATTGCTTTGTGTAATGCGGTGTAATACAATTAGGGTTTAACGGGGGAAATATGAAAACTAAATTTAATGAGAAAGATGTGCCTAGTTGGTGTAAGTGGATAGCGGTTGATGAGGACGGAATGTGTGTCGCTTTTAATGTTAAACCTAAGTCGCTCGATAATGTTTTGGGTGGCGCGGGGTTTTGGGATGGGAGTAGGCAGGCTTCGATCGACTGCCTTGAGCTTTACAAAGGCAAGCCACCTAAAAACTGGAAAGACGAATTATATACTTGGAGATATTAATGAGAAAAACGAAACACCCATTATTAATGAGAAACACAAGAGGCGTAAGAGTCCTTGAGTGGCTTAATATTCAAGTTAATGCTGAGGTAAGCGAGGCGAAGGATAAAAAAATAAAAGGCGTGAGCCGAACGAGAATCATTGAGGATGCGCTGCTTAAAACAAAGCGGTATAAACCACCTAAATTTGATAAAAACGGCGATGTTAAGCCTTAATAACGCTATAGAGGATGAATAGATGAATTTCAGGTTTACATTTTTGCCGATATTTCCAGACGACGGAATTAAGCCGTACCACAGCCAAACGGTCAAAAGTTATGACTTGGCGAGCGACATGCTTGATGAAGTAGCTAAATACACACTGCATTTACATAAAGAAGACTTAATGATCGATCACTCAAATATTGGCTATGTTGAGCAAAGGGTTGATGGCCAATGGATTGCTTTTGAAGAGGATGAATAGATGAATGATGTTATAGCAGAGGCTAAGAAGCAATCTAAGTTATTTATTAACGCTAATATTTGGGATGGAGAAGATAGAAGCGGTTGCCTCTCAGATTGGTGTCGTTTCACGCCTGATGATTTACAAGAGTTAGTTGATGATTTAATCGAAGATATTACTAAACCCCTACTCAACCAACTTGAGAAGCAGCAAGAGATTGTTTTACTAAGCGAGCAAATACTTCTTTGGCACAACAGATCAGAGGTTGATTATCAAGGCTTTAGGGATATTGAAAAAGCACTTGACAATATAACAACCCAACAATAAACACTAGTTAATTTGCTAGACGAGCTTTAAATAACTAACCATTTTACCGGTGTCGGGAGAGTGGTTTATAACGGCTGAAATAACTGGCGCGGCTTTATCGCGTCCACGAGCAAAGCGAGGTAGTTGATTGCTTTGTTATATTTTTTATTAAGGAGATAAAGTTGTGACAGAAGAACAAATTAAAGTGGACGCAATAAATGAGTTTGTTTCTATGATGATTGGAGCGCGTGAAAGCGGCTTCGTTGAAGAAAGCACATTAACACTTGCAGAGTTACACCGTGTAGCTCAAAACCATTGTAAGGATACTTTTAATATCGAGCTTCCTCACATCACAGACCAATGGGGTTTGGAGGTAGCGAATCTTTGCGGCTACCCTTTGTGTGGCAAGGGATAAATATAACTAGGCAATAGGACACCTTAACCGACATAAGAATTTAACTATATCGGGAACTAGGGTGGTTTTAGATATAACAGACTAATGGAGGAGAGGGAAGTGAAAATAAGTGATGTTCCATACCCGCTGCGCCTTTGTGTAGAGATGCTGCATTATTGTGCTATGAGTAACGAAAAAACCGAGGAAATGAAATCATCGGAGATAAAAGATAATTTATTGGTGTTTTTTACTAAAGACCAAATTCAAGCCGCCCAAGATATTTTGTGTGGTAAAGGCTAATTAGTATTAAGAGTTAATAAAGATTAAAGGGAGTGGATTATGAGCGGGAAAAATGAATATGGCCTAGATGTCCATTACATCGGAAAAAACTTAAAAATATTACTAAGGGATATAAAAAGCTATAAGCCCTCGGAAATGCGTAGAGCACTAACTAGGTTGGCAGAAACGCTAAATGATATTGATACCAGTAAAGCAGAAATAAAAGCTAGGCGGGAAAAGGTTATAGCTCACGACTATCTTGAAAGATGATCGAGTTTTATCTAAGCGGCAACCTCCACGAATACAGGTATCTTGTAATAGGGATTATTGTGTGGTGTTGGGTTGTAGTGTGGTTTAAGTGTAGGGAGAAGGTGAAATGAGTATTTATGAATTTATAGGCGGAAGTCCTTTTATATCGTTTTTCCTTGCTGTGGGGTTTGTTGAGCTAGTTAAGTATTTGCTAATCTACTGCATTAGTAGACCACTAAGGGCTATGAACATAAGAAAACACGGGTGGCCACCTGAACACTGCGATGCTGATGGCGACTTTAAATCCGACGAGTCGAGCGAATAGCTATTGCTGCTTGTGAGCATTAACCCCATTAACTCCAAACGAAGCCGTGACAATCGCGCCCCATGCAGAGGTTATTGGAAGGAATAGTCCCGTCATAGCTTCAATAGCCGACTCAGACTGCGTGACATCGCCTAAGCCAAACGAATGCATGAATATTAATATAGTGGTAGCGATTAAATAAAAGCCGTAAGCCTTGCTTGCAAACTGTGACAAGTCCCGTCTCATTTTACCATTAGGGTCAAGCGTTTTAATCATTAACGCCTTTGCCTCTGCTGACTCCATATCGGTTTCGATTGCTTCTGATGCGATTCTTTCAATCGCACTCATTCCGCCTGAACTAAAAAAACCACCTATAATTGATAGTATTCCCATAATGTTTACCTGTGATACCTTGATTCATGTGAGATTATTAAATTACTGCAATTGCTGCAAGTACGTACTTTAACTTGCGGTTTATCCTGTTTTTCCGCAAGTACGGCTTGAAAGCCTTTTGCAACATCATGGACGGCTTGCTGGCTTGATATTTCTAAATCTGAATTATTCATATATTGATTGGCGTTTGTCGCCATAGAGCCAAGGGAAGTAAACAGCATAGCAACAAACAGCTTATTATCCTTAACCACATCAGATATAACTTTTATTTTATCCCATTTATCCTTTGCCATAAATCCGCCTTAGAATAAGAAATTAACACCCACACCGCCGCCAAACTTCCCTTCTTCTTGGGTGATGTTGCCGTTTATAAGTGTTTTATTAAATCGTTTTGCCATCCCAAAGGAGAAAGCGGTTGTTGCGTCATGCGCACCTATTCCGACTGAACCCTGCCATGAGTCCGTTCCCCAATAAAACTGGTGCTGGGACGCGGCAATGGATGAAGCTATGCCGTGTAGGTTTATCGTTGTGTTATTTACCACATCCGGCTCTTGATGATACCCAGACGAGTAAGCGATATTTGCAGAGAAGAAAAGAACGGCGAAAATAATAAACACCGATATGACTTTATTCTCTTTTATGAAGTTAATCATGCATTCATCCGTTTCTTAGGTTTAGGTTTAGGTTTTTTCTTGTCTTTACATGGTTTTTTCTTAGTGGTCATTATTTCAATCCTCCTAGTTTAACAATGCTTTCTCTGTTGTCTTGTGACAACCGTAGGGACTTTTTTACATCCATCTCCACTCTTGATGTCCTTCCCTCAAGCAGGCGTAAAAATATTCTGTCCTCGTTCGCTTCTTCTCTCATTTTTCCGAGTTCAGAGTTTGTTTGTGCTTGACCGGTAATAATTCTGTTTTGGGTGGCGATGTTCAAATACCCAATCACGCTGATTAATATAGTTGAAATAACAGCAAACACGTCAAGAATTGTAATCTTCTTTTCTATCCCGCCCATTTTTGATCCTTTTGTCATTAAATTAACCCAGAAACGTATTTGGTTTTCCCGTCTTCTTTTATGGCGGTTAGCTCTTCATATCTTGGTAATCCAATACACAAACCAATATGCACCCACCGACCGAATTCGTGTATCACTTGATCGAAACCTTCATCGGCCATGTTAACACTTATAAACCGCGCAAGCTCTAAGGGATTTAATCTATTGCAGTGAATGTCTGCGGC